TGATGCCCGTCAGCTTCGTCGTCGAAGACCCCACCCCCGGGGTGTAAAAGGGGCCGCCATGTCGCTGTAGAGATATAGATATTTGCCATAAATACGCTATTTTTGGCGTTTTTCGGCTTCATATCGGCCTTTTATTGGCTTTTACTCTCTTTTCAGCTTTACATATTGCCCAAGTGGGTCAAGGCGGACAATGTTGTCGATCGCTTCCTCAATCAGTTCGTCATTGGCGTCGTCACCAAGGTCCGGAGACGTGCCAGCGACACGGCCAAGGTAGCCGCAAGTGTGGTAACCTGCTGTTTCGTCCCATACATACCATTCGTCGAAGTGATCGAACGGGTCGTAAGGGTTGTCTTTTGTAGTCAGCATGACCTTTGCCATTCGCAATCACCTCCGAAAAGGCAAAAAGGGTAAGGAACTGTTGCGTTTTTTGTGCTGTAGAAAGAAAGTGTGTGTTGCGTTTTTGTGCTGTGTAGAAAGGAGGTGTCATGAAGAGAGGGAGATTGCGCCTGCTAATTCGACAGCGTACGCAGCCGACAACCTAAGCGCATGCGGGAACGCAACAAAACCCGCGGTTAAAGGAAAGAATCATGACTGTTCGCGCGGCATCGGCTCAGACCAACCCCATTTCAAAGCCGACAGACAACGGTCTGGAAGGCAGCCTCCTGCAGGCCGCACGAACACCGGACATCAAATTTGGCGCTTCAGGGTGCTCACGGAAACACCGAGGTGCTTGGCAACCTCTTCCCAGGTGTAGCGCTCGCCCTTCAGCATGGAACGGGCAAGAGCCAGCTTCTGCGGAGAGATGCCTTTATTTTCTCTGGGCAATGCAAGCTCGCGAACACGGCGTTCATCCGCAATGCGAAGAATCTGCTTTGCCTTGGTGGAGGAAATAGCGCCAGCCTGAATGGCTTCCCACTGGCGATCCGTAATATAAAAGGGCTTGCGCTCAATCCCAAGCCTCGTTCTGGCATCCCGCAGCGCACGCTGCCGCGCCTTCTTGATCTGATCCTTGGTCCAGTCCGGATTATCGGCCTTTCTGGACCAGAAGATTTTGTCTGCAATCAGCTGGGCACGCCGTTCCAAAGGACGGCGACGCTCGGAAATATCGATTTCGGCTTCCAACTGGGCCACCTCGTTGGCAAATACTTTTGCGGCGGAGGGTTCCTTCTTGGAAGGCACCACTTTCAACGCTTCCAGACGCGCCTTATTGGCCAGGTCTTTCAGCCGGTTGGCATGAGCGGCATAAATACGCTCCATAGCGGTGCCGCCGTTTTCGCTCATCAGGGTGCGGGCATCCTTTGTCATCTCCATACGGGAGACAGTCTGCATATTGGGCACCCTTTCCCAGGTCACATTGCCGTCTTTGTCCACCACGCGCTTGGAATGCGTGCCATGCGTATCCGAGAACAGTTTCTCGCCAGTCACGGGGTCGACAGTAAGCTTCCGGGTTTTGCCGGTCTCAGGGTCACGAACGAAGGCGCCCTGCTTCCGTTCCGGAATATGCATTTCACCCTTGGCCCGACTCAGCAAAGTGGACGCGCCTTCCGCATACTTGCCGGTCTCCGGGTTGATATGGCCCTGATACTTCTGCTTCAGCTGACGGATACCGTTGTCCACATAGCTGGCCTGGTAATCCAGCTTGTGCTTCTCGGCGTCGATGACCACCATGGAATGCTTGATGGCGCGAGCCAATTCATCGGAGCTTGCGCCGCGAAGGGTCATGTCCGTGATCAAATTGGACACGATGCCCATCTCCGTCTGCGTGTTCCGCATGATCTTGTATTCGACGCCGTTGCGGAAATAATGCTCCTTGCCATCAGAATCAGTCGTCTTTTCCGTTGGACCATAGGCCAGCTTGGTGTCAAAGTCCTTCAACTGCGGGAAAGGCTTGTCATGCTTGATGGCATGATCATTATTCACCAGGCGGAGCACCGTGTCGCCGTCGAAGTCCGCGCCGCTCAACTGCGCGGCCACCCGTGGATTGATGCCGATCGCATCACGAGGATTCTTGCCAAGCACCCGAATGGCTTCCGGAGAATGGTTGTTGACGATGAGCTCCGGAATTTCCCGGATGCTGCCATGGGGATGCCGGATCAGCACCACCCGCGTGCCATCCGGAAGGTCCGGCGCATACACCTGATCCTCCCGAATAGAGGTCAGGGGCAATATCACACGGGAAGACTGATTCGGAAGGCCGGCCGCTTTCAAATATGTGGCATCCTTGTCGCACTCATCGGCGAAGGACTGAAACAGCATGGACTTGACTTCCGGATTGGTCAGCGTTTTGATCTCGGCGAACTCCGCTTCCTTCATGTCCGCAGCCAGTTTCAGCTGACGGGTGGCCAGGGCCGGCGTCTGCTTGCCCAGAAACTGCGAGCTGAGGGTGCGGGACCATTCATCCCAGTCACCTTCCTCGTTCACGATGTTCAGGGCGGATAGCTGGCGATTACCATTCTCGTCCACATAGTGCCGCTGAATATAATTCAGCTCGCGGTCCGTCTTGATGGCGGCGCCGAAGGGGTTCTCAGGATTGTCCTCATTGGACTTGATCTTCTTGAAAACCTCTTCCTTCGGTGTGCCTTCCTTCTTGTTGGAGTTCACCCGAATATCAATCCCGTCCGGCAGGTCATCCGCGTAGACCGCCATGCCCTTCAGGTAGTGGGTGCCATCCACCAATATCCGCACCTGGGCGTAATGAGCGTTGCCCAGATTCAGATCTGGAACACCGCGGCGAAGCTCGATCACGCCATCCTTTGGCTGATACCCATCAGCGTCCGCGTAGTTGATCGTGATGCGGCTGGAGTCCACAGAACGGGGCTCTTCAATCTTGCTGTAGGTTTCGCCGCCGTCTTCAGAATATAAACCAGGCATGCGTACTTCACTTTTGTTCTTGACGGCGTCCTTCCAGGATTCCTTGGTCAGAACAGTCAGCGTCGTGTTGTGTCCGGTTCCCTGCTGCCTTGTCTTGATGTTGCCGTAGACATTGTAGCCGCGTTCCTTCAATATCTGGAGGGCCGCATCCAGCTTGGTGTCGCTGACATTCAAATATCTTTCGACACCCTTGCCCACATCCAGATAGGGGGTGGTCTTCAGCTCCTCCTCCAGGCGATCCGCCAATATCAACGAGGCTTCCCGCCGCTGCTGTTGTTCGGGCTTCAGAAGATTCCGGACCTGGCTTTCCCCGACGCCCAGGCGCTTTCCGATCTCTACGTTGGAATATCCCTTGTCCTTCAGCTTCATGGCGGTCTTCATCTGGTCCCGCCGGATCTCATCCTTGGAGATGGACTTCCTTGCCCGGAATTCACCAGTGCTCATGTCAAAGCTGCGGGCGATCTCCGTGTCGCTCAGGCCTCTGGCCCGAAGCTTCTGAACCGCGGAATAGAAGTTTTCGCTCTGGTACGGATGGTCACCGCTTCCCCACGGATACCTTCCGGAGTGGCGGGGCGTGCCGTAGTGCTGCAGCGCATGCATTTCGTCCTCACTCAGAATATCCATTGCAATGGCCATGCAGCGGTCGGGCAGTTGTTGGACAGGGTTGGTCATAGGTCATTCCTCCAATCGAAGTTTCTCGATCCGTTCATCGAACTGACGGATCTTTTCCATAATAGAGGAAATATCCATCGGGTCGGGCTGCAGTGTCAGAATGTCGTCATTCTGGTAGATCCGCAGCTCCATCTGAATATCCAACGGCTTCCGCTGATACTCCAGGCAGAACAGAGCGGCGTAGATCTCCAGCTGCTCCAGGTGGGCCGGGATCACGCCTGTTTTCAGGTCATGAATGCGCAGAAAATCCTTGTCGAAACTGATGGCGTCCGCTGTTCCGAAGCAATTGCGACTGTAATATAAAACTTGCTCCGGTGTCATACCATAGCCGATGGCATCGTTCACGTACTGGTTCAGGGTCCGCTTGCTTCTTGGCAGCCGCTGCCCAAGACGGATGCAGCTGCATGCGAATTCGTGCAGTTCGGTTCCTTTCTGTGTTGCCAAATATCGGTCATAAGCCTCCAGCAACCGTTCCTCGTCATAGTTGATCCAATGGTACTTACTTGCGCCGAGGAACGCGTGCTGGCCGACCAGATCCCCATGCCTGAGAAATTTCATTCAGAACCTCCTCTTTGTTTTCAGGCGAGACAAAAGCGGCATAACTCATGTCCCGCATCCGCTTCACATACCAGTCCTGGTTCGGACGGTGTGAAGCCACTTCGGAAGCCTTGCATTCCAGAGCCGCCCAGTGCGTTTCCCACAGCACGGTAAGGTCCGGGATCCCCTGAATATAATTCTCGTCGTTTTTCATCACGAGGCAGCCGGGGAAGCGCTCCTTCAGGTCCCGAATCAGCGCACGCTGAAAGGCCGATTCCCGCATGTGCATCACCTCGCGCGAAAAAATAAAGGGATTGTTGTGCCTCAATTGGACATACTCTCCCTCTTCATTAAAAGGACTGTTTTTTTTGCGAGGTCTTCCTCAAACTCGGCTTCATTGAATACCTTCTTCTGCCGCAGCGCCCGCTGGATGGCCTGGTCAATGGGAGCTTCGCTGGCCAGGATCACGAAATATAGATCCCGGAAGGGCGTGTTCAGGCGATCGATCCGGCCGGCAGCCTGGGTCATGATCTTGTAGGAATAGTTCAGGCTGTAGAAAAGGATCGTGTCCGTTTCCACGCAATTCCAGCCTTCCGCTCCGGCTGTGTACTGCACCAGATAACACCAGGAATCGCCCTTGGGGATGGATTCGTGCCGATGCCCGTTCCACTCCGCGAATATCAAACGCTCCTCTGCCAGCCGCTTCCGCATCGCCTCCAGTTCATAGTCGAAGTTGTAGAACACGATCAGCTTCGGATGCTCCTTCAGCATGGCCACCAGAATATCCATGCGGGACGGGTCCTGATTCACAGCCCGCCGGAGCAGATAGCACAAACTGCCGGCCTGCTGGATTGGCTCCTCCTTCCACGGATTCCAGCGATTCTTCGTGATCGCCGTGGTCAGCGCCTTGTCATACGGAACCGTGCATGTTTCCCAATGGCTCTCTGCCGGGCGGGCAAAGGGCATTTCCACCAGAATATCATTCCGGTGCTTCTGCAGCGTTCCGGTGCCGACATAATGGTCCACCTTCGGATACTTGCTGAACCTGGACCACACCACATGCTCCCGGCAGAAAGCGGTCCGGTTCCGATAATATCCGTTGGCCAGGAACACCGGCACATAGTCCATCCACGTGTCACCAGGCGTGGCACTCAGCAATATCCAATGGTTCTGCCTGGCGATCTTCAGGAACGACTTTACCCAGGCGCCGCGCCCAACCACACGCTGCTCGTCAAAAATATAAAAGGCCCCGGTCAGGTCCTGATGCTTGCCGATGTTGTTCCAGCTGTCAATCAGAACCTGATCCGGGCAAATGTCCATGGCCTGGCACTCTGCGGCCCATTCTCCCGTGTCCCGTTTCCGGGCCGTGGTGATGATCACCAGTTTTCTTGGCTTTTCCCGCCAAATATAATAGGCCAGGGCGGTCCGGCTTTTGCCGGAACCAACCCCGCCACAGAGCACCGAGCCATTCTTCAGTTTCTTCAGTGCCTCCCGCTGATGGGGATATAAATCAGAACGGGAGGGCATCCTCAACTTCGTCTGCGGTTTCGTCATACTTGCTGGCAAAGCGGTCATCCGCGATGGTCACATACATGGTCTTCACATACGCCTTCACGCCGCGGCTGCCGTTCACCTCCCAGTTGTACGGGCGCAGCACCAGATCCACGTTGGTAATATCGTCGTCGTCCAGCGTGCCAACCGTGGCCTCCGTCAGCTCCGTCTTCTTCTTGCCCGTCACTTTGTAGATCTTCGGCGGGAAATTGTCATAGTTGACGGTCACCTGCACATAGGGCGTCGGGTCCTCGTCATCGTTCCGCGGCTGAAGCCAACGGACGTTCCAGCCCTTGTCCCCCATCTGCTTCGCCAGGTCCGGAGGAAGTACGGCGCAGAAGTTCCGCTTGCCGGGGGCGTTGAATCGGCTTTCCTTGCCGCTGAAGTTACGGAAGATGATCCGGCAGTTTTCCAAATATACGTTCTCGCGCTCGCTCATGCTTTTTCTCCTTTCAAATAGCGGGCCGAACCGAAAGTGGCGCGGCCTCGTTTTCATCTGTGAACAGTTCAAAATCGACATACTGGGAAATATCCCTGATGGCGGAGTCCGTCAATGCCCGGTAATAGCGCTCGTCCAGGCTGTCCTCCAGGTTCAGTGCCTTCACCACCTCGGCTTCCTTCCAGCGGTAACCCTTTGTTCCGCCTACAGCCGAATACTTTCCGTCCTTTTCCCGCAGCAGCTCGCCTCCTCCGGTGCCGGGACGCACAGGACAGAAATATCCGGCTTTTCCGACAAAGTGATAATTGTGCTCACCCTCCGGCAGCTTCTCGTTGAAGTCCAGATACATGGCTGTGGAAACGCTCTTGGTTTCGCACTTGTCATCCAGAACCAGAGGTTCCTTGCTGAACAGCGTCTTGAAAATATATGGGTGCTGGAACTCCGCTCCGGTGGCAGTCCACAACCCGGCCTTGTCGCCATTCAGCGATTCCCGGGAATATCTGGCGATGTAGACAGCGTCATTCACCAGACACATGCGGTCATAGGTGGCTTCATGCTCGAAGTTGTAGCCATACTTCCGGCCGTAGTCCATCACAAACTGGATGATCTCCGAGGTTGCATCCGGAATCTTGATGGAGTCGGTCTTGATGTGGGCCACCGTGTAGCCGAGCTCCTGCACGCGGTGCTTTAGGTTGATCATGAAGAGCGCGCCCCGCTTGGCCACGATGTTGTCCACATTCCGAATATCCCGGAAAGGATTCTCAAACCTGGCGCTGGTCAGGCCGTACACACTGTTGATCGCGATCTTCAGCGCCCCGGACAGATCCTTCGCCACGCTCTCATCATCCAGATATGGGGCAAGCTTGCCATCCATCATGGTTCTTGCCCGCTGGAAGTCCTTGTGCTTGATGGCCACCCGGGCATCCAGAATATCCTGGTACCTCGGTGTGTACACCGGGCCGAACAGCTGCTCCCGATTGGTGCTGCTGGGGTGCATGCTGGTAATATCCAGCAGGGCCACCCGATAGTGTGCGCCGGGCTCTGCGTAGACATAGCCGCCTTCGCCGACCACCTCCCCACGATAGGTGCTCTTGCCGTTCTCGAACGAATATCCGGGGAACCACGGCTTGCCGTCTGGGGTAAAGACGGTGAACGGATCTCCTTCCTCTGCCACGGCATCCGCCGGAATATCCCCCATGAAGCGGTAGTTGAATGCCGACTGCGGGTTACGCTCCTTTCCGAATATGATCCTGGCAGTCAGGCTGTTCGTGGTGTCGTTGACGGTCATGCCGGCCAGGTTCGCCAATATCTGCCGGGCGGTCCAGTCCGCCTTCCGGGCATGGAACACGGCCTCGGTGGCGCGAACGTCGTTGTCGCAGTATTCCGCC